AACTGGAACTATAAGAAAATCGCTCCAAAGATTAGAGAAAAGAGGTCTTATAGAATTTGTAGAAGAAACTAAAGAAGGCAAGAAGTATAAAGCAATCCTCGCACGGGGGGAGGCCGTGGACACTGTCCCACCAACACTAAATGATAGTGATACTAATACAAATGGGTCGGGACAAGCAGATGGGACACAGCAAAGCTGTCCCACTAATGTAGACGATGGGACACTTACTTTGTGACCACCTATGTCCCACCCCTCTTGTCCCATCTCAATTCTAGGTTATAACTAGGATTAAAGCGTTTGGGACATTTCGGACGCTATCCCCCCGCACGAGGCTAATGGAAAAAGACCCTAGAGACATAGTTATTGAGAACTTAATGAAAGAAGTTAAGTTTGCTATGACAAGAGATATTGTTACTATTACTGAAAACTTAAAAGCATTTAGACAAATACGAGCTGGTAAGCAAGCAAAACGTAAAGCAAAACGAATTGAGTTTAATAATCGGTGGAGAAAATCTGACACTCCTATAACATGGTAGTATAATGAAAGAAACGCTAGTTTATGACACCAGTAAAAGAAACCAAAGAGTACAATCGCATCTTTAGAAAAGTATTATTTCAAGTACTCATAGATCCCACAAGAGGTAAATTATTTAAAGATTTATGTGATGCAAGAGGTGAGAAAGCAAGTGCTGTATTAAGAAGCCTTGCTTACCAATATGCTGAAGCTCATGCAGATGGAGAAGATTATAAAGATGCAGAGTCAGAAGATATGAGACTTATGAACAAAGCACAAGAAAGTCGTATCGCTAACGGATTTAATTGGACAAAAAAATGAAAAATTACAAACCAGGTGAATATACAATTCAAGAACACGTTAAACAATGCGGTCATTTAATGAATTTACCTCTACACGATTATTTGATGCACTTGCCAAACAGAACATACAAAAAAGAATGCAAGGTTTGAGAATGTTAGATACCTTTGCGGGTATCGGTGGTTTTTCTTACGCTGCTACTAAACTGGTGGGAGGATATAGAACCACACAATTTATTGAAATTGATCCATTTTGCCAAAAGATTCTTAAAAAACATTTTCCATTCACTCCAATCCATGATGACATCAGAACATTCACAGCTATCCCTGGACAATATGATGTCATCTGCGGAGGCTTTCCATGCCAATCAATTTCAGTGGCAGGAAATAGAGCTGGAATCACAGAAGAATCCAGATCAGGTATCTTTTACGAACTCATGCGAGTCATACGCATGGTACGACCAAGATTCGTTGTCTTGGAAAACGTGGCAGCTATCCTTAATAATGGATTGGACATCGTTCTCGGAGAGCTTTCCCAAGCAGGGTACGATGCAGAATGGTCAGTTATATCTGCGAGTTCATTGGGAGCCTGCCACAGACGTAGCAGGTGGTGGTGTGTTGCCTACACCAACGACTATGGATCATCTACCTCCTCGATCAGTAGACTCGATGATCAAGCAAACAACGATTCATCGAAAAGGTCGAACCAAGTTAGCCAATCTTCGAGAGGCATTGAATCCACAAACAGTAGAGTTGTTCAATCATCTGCAAAGTCTACCAACTCCAACAGCAAGAGATTACAAAGGGAGAACTTCAGTGAAATGGAACGAGAAATATGGGCCAAAAGTGCTTCCAGACGTCTTAACCCAGACTGGAGACAATATGTCAGTAAGCCCATACTTCGTAGAGGAGATGATGGGTTATCCTATAGGGTGGACAGAACTAAAGCCCTCGGAAATTCAGTAGTGCCACAAGTTGCTGCAATACCATTAAAACGTGTATTAGATCTTTATTACAATGAGCAAATTTTTTGACGATAAACTTAAGATACTTAAAAAAAATAGACTAAAAAATTTAGAAAAAAAACTTTTAGATCATGATTTAAAAGGTTATGACCATTATGTTTTTATTAATGAAAGAGGTAAAGCACAAGTTATTACTAACGGTAAATGGGTTACAGAATTTATTAGAACTACTGTTTTAAAACATAATTATCAAATAGATAAAGTTTCAAAAATGCTTATAAAAGATTTTACAGATCAAGAAATCAAGGACTTTGAGGACGGCTTGTTTTCATAATTTTTTCTATCTGTTTCATAATCATAAATTGATGAAAAAGAAATAACAGTTTGTTTATACCTTTTGCTTTACCAATTTTTTCTTCAATCATTTTCCTTGACTCTTGTTCAGCTAAGCGTGCCAATGAAGAT